GTCACGGCGGCTGGCCTAAGCCGCTTAGGCTAAGCGGCAGGCAAAAAAAACCCCGGATGCCGAAGCATCCGGGGAAGATATACAAGTCTGTCTAGGCAACGAAGATATACAGGAAAAGCATGGTTACTAGGAAAAAGAGGAATGCGGCGTCCGCTAAGAGTTCGGGAATGTTCACTTCAGCATATCCTTCAAAGAAGCGGCGGCCCCTTGCGGGGCCGCCTAGGGTTTACTTGCGGGCGCGCTTGGCTTTGGCCAAGTCGTCCTGCAATGTGGATAGGTTCGCGATCATCTCGGAGAGGATCGTTTCGCCAGTAGCATCCGCCTTAACCATGGGCGCGAGAGCACAGCCAATCAGCATGTACAGCGCTGTACTCTTCTCCCCGTCGACTGACTTGTACAGGGCCGCTACTTGTTTCTGGACCATGGCCATATGGCGTTGATCCTTTGTCGGCTTGGCAGGAGTAGCGGCGGCAATCTTTGCTTCGGCTGCAATGCGAGCCTTAGGGGTAAGCTTGGCGAGCTTGGCTTCAACAGCCGCCTTAGTGGACGCGACCTTTTCCGCCTTAGCCGTACGTTCCGCGTAATCCCGTAATGCGCGCAATGCGACCGACGGGTTCGTTTTATTTTGCGAGGCATAGGCCGCATAAATGGTGTCCACGATGGTATGGAAACGCGCCATCTTGGCGGTCGCGCGCCATGCGCCGCTAGTGCGCTTGTTGGATGCATAGAAGGTGAATGCATACCATGCGCCCAATTCCGCCGTGATCGCCGCCGCCAGCGCCGCCAAGCTCCCACCGGCCGCGATAGTGTCCCGGACGTATGATGCGATAGCGTCGCTTGTGATTGCCTTAAGATCGGCCCGCTCGCCCGAATTGTGACCGATATTGTTAAGAGTGGTCATAGTGTGTTTGGCTTTCATTGTTCCAACCTAAGATTGCTTAGGCCAGATGCTATCGGACCGAATGATCCGACCTACATATAGTGTCACAATTTGCTTACATTGTCAAATCCGACGACCCCATGGGGCTTGCTTTCCCCCACGCCAGACCCCTACCGGACCCCGGCCCCCCAGAAAAAAATTTTGGCCCCCCCCTTCCTATCTTAGTAACCGACACACACGATGAGCACATTTTAGAACCCACCCCCTTAACGTGTCACGCAAAGACCCCCGGGGGGTATATATTTTTCAAAGACCCCCGGGGGGTACCCCCCAAACTCCCTAGGGGGTTTAACCCCCTTTACTTCTCGTGTACTGTGCGCGTCTTAGCGGGCGATGTCCGCTGCTCAGCGGGCGATGCCCGCTGTTCAACAAGCGGAGCAAGCTTGACATGCCTATAGTGAAGGTGCGCCCGACTAGAGAGCACCCCATGCCGTACAACATGGTTGATGAATCCCCGGGTACATTTATGGAAGAAGTATCGGTGGCGGGGAACACCGCCGAGCTACAGGTCGCCCTTGGGGCGGACCTAGGCATGAAAGATTCCAACTCTAGGCATGGCCAAGCCGCTCTCCTGCGGGATGCGCTTGCCGCGGAGAACGCGACCCCGTTGAAGGGGCTCCCCGTTGCCTACGCCGCCGCTTCTTTCCTGCGGGAGTACGCCTCCCGCCTTGCCCTTGATGTCGCCTCGGTCCGTTCGGCGGTGACTAACAAGCTGCTGGAGCTGGCCAACTGCGGCGACCCCAAATTTGAGCTCCGTGCCCTAGAGCTCCTTGGCAAGCACAGCGATATCGGCCTGTTCACCGAGCGCAGCGAGCTAACCATCAACTACAAAACCCCCGAAGACCTCGAGAACGCAATCAAGGACAGAGTTAAGAGACTTATTAACGCAAATATCGTGGATGTTACCCCCGTCTACGCCACTCTGGATGAGGAACTAGGGGTATCCATGCTGCTCACAGAGTTCGAAGCCGAAGCCGAAGCCGAAGCTGGAGAACCCTTTGAGTAGGATCATGGACGAGGCCACCCTGCAGGATATCCCGCGCATCCTGCCACTGCTTTCTCTTTCCGAGCAGGAGTTGCTCCTTGCGGAGCTCGACAAGCTGGAGACGCTGCGCGCAAACAAGCTTGCTCAGACGCGCTTTCTTCCTTTCGTAAAGGCCATGTGGCCTAACTTCATTGGTGGGCGGCACCACGAGCGGATGGCGGACGCATTCGAGCGGGTAGCAAACGGCACCTGTAAAAGACTTATAATCAACATGCCGCCCCGGCATACCAAGAGTGAGTTTGCCTCCTTCCTACTCCCTGCGTGGTTCCTCGGGCGCTTCCCCGACAAGAAGGTGATTCAAACAAGCAATACAGCGGAACTAGCCGTCGGCTTTGGTCGAAAGGTCAGGAATCTTGTAGATACCGACGACTACAAGCGGCTTTTCCCCAGCTTGCTTCTAAGCACCGACTCCAAAGCCGCTGGTAGGTGGAACACTTCCAAGGGAGGCGACTACTTCGCCATCGGTGTAGGCGGTACGGTTACCGGTAAGGGTGCCGATCTGTTCATCATTGACGATCCGCACTCCGAGCAGGAGGCCGCGCAGGCCGAAAACAGCCCGGAAATCTACGATAAGGTGTACGAATGGTACACTTCAGGCCCCCGGCAGCGCCTCCAGCCCGGTGCGGCTATCGTCATGGTCATGACACGCTGGTCGAAACGGGACCTTACAGGTCAGGTGCTCAAAGCGGCTACGCAAAGGGGCGGCGAGGAGTGGGAAGTGATCGAGTTCCCTGCCATCCTGCCGTCCGGGAACCCCCTCTGGCCTGAATTTTGGCCTGTGGAGGAGCTAACTGCGCTTAAAGAGGAGCTTCCTAACTCGAAATGGATGGCTCAGTACCAGCAGAACCCGACGAGCGAGGCGTCGGCCATCGTTAAGCGCGAATGGTGGCAGATATGGGAGTCCGAGGACCCGCCCAAGTGCGAGTTCGTGCTTATGTCGTGGGATACGGCCTTCGAGAAGAGCCAGAGGGCCGATTATTCGGCCTTAACCACTTGGGGGGTGTTCTACCACCCCGACGGCACAGGTATCCTGCAGGCAAACATCATCCTGCTCAACGCTTTCCGGGAGCGCATGGAGTTTCCGAGGCTGAAGCAGGTAGCGATAGAGCAGTACAGGGACTGGGAGCCCGACGGCGTCATAATCGAGAAAAAGGCTTCAGGGGCTCCGCTGATCTACGAGATGCGGGCCATGGGCATCCCCGTGCAGGAGTTCACCCCGACCAAGGGTAACGACAAAATCTCCCGTTTGAACGCCGTCTCCGACCTTTTTGCTTCTGGGCGCGTGTGGGTGCCGAACACCCACTGGGCGGAGGAAGTAGTAGAGGAAGTAGCGTCTTTTCCGGGTGGCGAGCACGACGACTTCGTCGATAGCGTCTCCATGGCCCTGATGCGGTTCCGTAAAGGCGGGTATATAACAACTAATCTAGACGCCCCAGACGAGCCCACTTACTTTAAATCCGTGCGTACCAAGGGGTACTACTAGGTGAAAACACCTAAGCAGATCGGAAAGTTCAAAGGCAGAGGCGTCCTCGTAAAGAGGCTCGCTTCGCAGGTAGGTGACGAAGGCATGGCTATAGCCCTGCTAAAGAAGCGGGGGGACATGGCGAAGAACAACAAGCTTACCCCCAAGGGCAGGAAGCGAGACGCCATGACGGCTACGGAACGCGCCGCAGATAGAATGAAAAAAGAAAGGGCCTCCTGATGTCCACTAACGTTGACAAGAGCTTGAACCGGGCCCCGCTGGGGATGTCTGCCGACACCCCCGAAGAGGATGGCGACGACGTCGTCATCGAGCTAGAGGACGAAGGCGAAGAGCCTGAGGAAGAGGAAGAGGAAGACGAAGAGGACGACGGGTTTAACGACAACCTCGCGGAAGTGCTCGACGAGAGCGTCCTCTCTACCCTTGTCTCCGACCTCCTTGCCGACTTCGAGGACGACATCTCCTCGCGGAAGGACTGGATACAGACTTACGTAGACGGCCTAGAGCTCCTCGGGTTGAAAATGGAAGACCGTACGGAGCCGTGGCCCGGTGCCTCCGGCGTCTACCACCCGCTCCTTAGCGAGGCTCTCGTCAAGTTTCAGGCCGAGACCATGATGGAGACGTTCCCGTCGGCGGGCCCGGTGAAGACCCAGATAATCGGCAAGGAGACTCCCAAGAAGAAGGAAGCCGCCGTCCGCGTGCAGGACGACATGAACTACCAGCTTACCGACCGCATGGTGGAGTATCGCCCGGAGCATGAGCGCATGCTGTGGGGGCTGGGCCTTGCAGGCAACGCGTTCAAGAAGGTGTTCTACGATCCCTCCCTTGCGCGTCAGACCTCTCAGTTCGTGCCTGCGGAGGATGTCGTCGTTCCGTACGGTGCCTCCTCGCTTCAGACCTCCTCACGTGTAACGCATGTTATGCGTAAGACTCCCAACGAGCTGCGCAAGCTGCAGGCGGCAGGGTTCTACGTGGATGTGGAGCTTGGTGACCCGACGGACTCGTTCGACGAGGTTGAGAAGAAGATCGCCGAGAAGATGGGCTTCCGTGCGTCCTCGGACGACCGGTACAAAATACTTGAGATGCACGTTGAGCTGGATTTGGAGGGCCACGAGGATGAAGACGAGGACGGGGAGCCGACAGGCATCGCCCTACCGTACGTTGTTACGGTGGAGAAGAGCACCGAGACAGTCCTTGCGATCCGTAGAAACTGGCACCCCGACGACGACACCAAGCAGAAGCGCAACCACTTCGTCCACTACTCGTACATCCCCGGGTTTGGATTCTATGCTTTTGGGCTCATTCATCTTATCGGTGCTTTTGCTAAGTCTGGCACTAGCCTGCTTCGTCAGCTTGTTGATGCTGGTACTCTATCTAATCTACCGGGTGGGTTTAAAACTAAAGGCCTGCGGATCAAGGGTGATGACACTCCTATCGCGCCTGCGGAGTGGCGCGACGTAGACGTTGCCAGCGGGGCCTTGCGGGATAACTTCCTGCCCCTGCCGTACAAGGAGCCCTCGCAGGTACTCTATACTCTCTTAGGCACAATTGTCGAAGAGGGCAGGCGCTTCGCGTCGGCGGCGGACCTCCAAGTGTCCGACATGTCGGCAAACAGCCCGGTGGGCACCACCCTCGCTATTCTCGAGCGCACTCTGAAGGTCATGTCGGCTGTTCAGGCCCGCATCCACTACTCCATGCGGCAGGAGTTCACACTCCTGCGGGACATCATCCGGGACTACACCCCCAAGGAGTACAGCTACGACCCTGAAGAGGGGTCGCCCAAGGCCAAGCAGAGCGACTACGACCTCGTTACCGTTATCCCGGTAAGCGACCCGAACTCCGCCACTATGGCGCAGAAGGTGGTGCAGTATCAGGCGGTTATCCAGCTAGCGTCAGGTGCTCCGGATATCTACGACCTCCCCTACCTCCACCGGCAGATGCTGGAGGTCCTTGGGATAAAGAACGTAGGCAAGCTGATCCCCGCTACGGACGATGAGCTGAAAGCCCCGAGAGACCCGGTCAGTGAGAACCTCAACGTCCTGAACGGCAAGCCCGTGAAGGCGTTCATCTCGCAGGACCACGAGGCGCACATACAGGTGCACATGTCGGCGATGCAGGACCCACAGATAGCTGAACTGCTGGGGCAGAACCCCAAGGCGCAGACCATCGCTGCCTCGATGAACGCCCACATCGCAGAGCATCTTGGCTTCGAGTACCGGAGACGGATCGAGGAGGCCGCTGGCGTACCTTACCCCGCCCCGGATGCGCCCATGGATGAGGAGACGGAGATCGCGGTGTCCCGTCTCGCCGCCGCCGCTGCCAAGCAGGTCCTCGAGAAGAGTAAACAGGACGCGGCGGGTAAAGTTGCTGAGCAAGCACAGCAGGACCCGATCCTGCAGATGCAACAGCAAGAGCTCGGACTCAAGGCCAAGGAGGTCGAGATCAAAGAGAAGAAGATGGCCATCGACGCTGCGGCCAAGAACGACCAGATGGATATCGAGCGGGAGCGCATCGCCTCGCAGGAACGCATCGCTGGTCTTCAGGTCGGGGCCAAGGTGGCTACGTCGAAAGAACAGATGTCCGCAGACCACATGGCAGAAGGGCTCCGTATTGGAGTTCAGGTCGCCCGGGATGCGGTGCAACAGGG